TTATCGCTCCAAATTTGTGCTACTTCAAGCAAAGCTTTAAGATCGAGACATTTACAGCTTTCCATTGTGCCCTTCCTAAGCCAGATTTGGTGGCTCATTGTTATTTATATGAACAATTATAAAACAAAGTACACACAACATCAAAAATACCCACAACATATCATTACGACGTTCCACGCCTAAGTGCTTGCAATTTATGTTTACAGTTTTTATGTACCCGATAAATTACATTAGGTTTGCCATATCTTTGTGTAAAATCACCAGAAACATACTTGGGATCAAAAGATTCCTGATTATAGGCTTCAAACCCCACTAATGAATAGATTCTATTAAGCGTCGGTGTACCAAAATGATCTAAGAAGCACGCTCCGTTTCTTACCGCAGCCTCCATAAGCATTTCGCCGATGCCAGCAACTCCAGGTTCATTATTAAAAACAGCTACAACTTCCTCAAAATCTCCTGTTTCTGGAAATTTCTTTAAAGCAAATCCGATTGCCATACCAGGAATCATAAAAAGTTTCATTTTTGCAAATTCTGATACAGAGTAAGGAGAAAGCATTTCTGCATGTTGGCTCCTGCCAAGGGCTTCATGATAGGTTGCCGCTGAAGGGCTTTCTAGTTTATTACTTTTAAGCGCCTCCATTGCCAGGCGAGTCTTCTCCTCGTTTTTCTCTTTTTCCTCCAGCGAGAAAAGCCGCTCTGCTAATGCTCCATCAAAGGCTCTTCGTGTATGTTCGTGTTGGATCTCTTCTCGAAAAAGCTCTTCTGTCAATCGGGCATTAAACAATCGTTTGGCGCACGTCTCATGCAGAACTTGTCGTATATATCTCATGTCATTTTTCACACTTTTCTCCTCCTGTATTAATTAGTTCACTCTTTTTTTATTTTATCTCCTCTAGTTGGCTTATATGAAAGTTACATTGCCGATTATCACCAGGATCCAATAATATTACACGGCACCAATAATCGCTATTACAGGAAACAACAAGTGCATAATTATGCTTAAACCAACCTTTAATTTTGACCACAGCACCGGGTTTTAAAGATGGTTCTAAATATCTATTTAATATCATGTGCAGTTTTGTTTGCATCTTCTATAGCCCGGTGGGGGTCCGGTCCTCCGGCTTCTTGGGGGATTTAATATCATGTGCAGATTTTGTTTGCATCTTCTATGGAAGCAGCATAGCCCAGCAGCCCATAACCCGCAATATCTCTCCAGGGCGACTCTCCAAAAGCATCCTTGGCAGTTGCTATACGAAACAATTTATCTAGAACACGTACAGTCGCCAACATATCCAAATAACGATCTGGAGTCACACCACGAGGATAAAGAATCTTCAATATCTGTTCTGCTTGCGCAAAGGCATCACCATAAGCTACATTCTTCTCTTTTACAAGCTTACCAATTTCTGTTCCAAGAGCAAGAAAATCTACGTTTTTAAGTGATGACATGTTATTCTCCTATATATCTATACAAGAAGTATCAATTCCTTTCGATGATATTGACATGCTGCTTTGTTCCATATTTTATCTTTTGGATGCAGCCACCTTATATCATAATGATCTTCCCCGAAGATTCGCACCACCATGCCCCAATAAGGTCGCGGACGCCTATCTTCATGAAACTGTAAATGATCGTGTTTGTTTTCATATGACTTATTAAGTACATAATCCGATTTAGTATAAAGCACTATGCTATCAATCTTTATATCTTGTTGATTCTGGTTCACGAATGCACTTCCATAATGTGCCTCTTAAGAAGCTGACAAGCCAGCGTATTAGCAGGAGCCGTAACGGTCTTTAGATCCTTTTTAGAAAGGGAAGCTACAGCTTCTTCGTTTTCTTTTTGAAAATCCTTCTGATAATCAAAAATCAACATTTTAATAAGATCTGGAAAATCTTGCATACCTCGAATTTCGCCATGCTTTGAAAGCACGCTCAACAATCTGCTTTCGGTAATATAGCTACACGCAAGATTTGCCAACTTGCTATGCTCCTCGCTTACCGGGGATTTGAGTATCCTAACCTTGGGCTCTCCACGTTCAGCAAATTTTTCATTTTTCTTCTTTAGGAGAATCGTATCGTGCATAAAGAAAAATGTCTTCTCCAGCGGTCTTATAACCACGCCCTCTTCAATATTACCCTCTATCGGATTCAGCCTGCTGGGAAATTCTGTATTAATCGCTCTCGCTGCCTCAATGCCGTCAAAAATACCGATTATCGGCACATAAAGATCTCCATAAAAAGTCTGTGCCTCTATAGGCGGCACCCATCGCTGTTCCGAAATCTCGAAAAGATCGAAGAAACGAATCCCTTTTTCTACTCCGTAATTTACTCTTTTCTGAATTCCTTCGCCATAAAGCTCACCAAAGAGCACGTAGCTGCGCTTTTCCTTGTTCGCTCGTTCCTGCACTTTGGCTAGAAAAGCAGCAACCTCGGGACACGCTAGAGCCTTTTGATAGCCAAAAAAGTTTTCATCAGGAGATAGCATTCGATTTCTGCTCTGAAAAATAAAAGACTTTTCAGGAGCTACATGAATACCAAAGTTGCTGCCATCAATTTTACTGGTAGCTATCCACTTGCACGAATAAAGTTCAGGATAAGCTTCGAGCCATTTAGCTATGAGCTTGCCATTATAGCTATTTTCAATATCGTGAAAAGGCTTATGCATGTTTTCTCCTTAATCAGGAAACGACGTACATACAATACAAACTTAGCCAGCTTGCCAACATGGTTCCGAGTCGCCAGATATGTCGTTCATTTTGCTCTTTTTCATCCATGAAAAAGTTGCTATAGCAGAGCAAGGGAAAAGCTACCAAAAAACCAATAAGAGCAATTAGTTCTTTTGTCACGACTTCACTTTTTCTAGATCGCATTCATTGAACCAACGAGAGCTTTCCTTAATATCGATCTTGTTACCAAAATTAAGCCGATAGTTTTTATACGAATTGACTTCTATTACTATTCCTATGAAGCCTGCACACCTATCGGACTTCCGTGCTCGCGTTTTCACGCGCACCAGAGATCCAGAAGCAAATTTTGCTGGCCTAGGTTCAAGGTGCTCAAGTGCTCGTTCAATGTTTTCACAGAAGAAACCAGCAAAATGGTCATATTCGGGATGAGATTCTTCGTGTTCGCCCTGAACGTGGATGCAGACGGCACTACCTGTGCCATCTTTGCTGCCGTTTTCAAAGAAGGAAAGTCGTTGTCCGCGATGCACAACCCAATAAGAACCACAAGCATCGCAACACATCTTCTTGCCCAATCGCTTTTCTACCTTCATAACGGCGGCAAGAACATTCATCTTTTCTCCTTGCTCTCCCTAAGACATAACACGAAGGAGGATGAATGTCAAGAAGTTTTTTTGATCAGAAAAATCTTGTAGTTTATGTGCGCTCGGCCCACCATGCAAGCCCTGATTCTTGTTTCCTGTCTTTTGCTACACAACATTCATCGCAAAGTGTACAAAACCAGGAACCCAATTTATGAGCTTTGCCGGGCTTGCCACAAAATTCACATGTGCTGCCTGATAAGTCTTCAGCAAAATCAATTAAACTACATATCGTAATGTTGCTAGCATCATCAACGTAATAACGTAGAGTTCCAAACTTTTCCTTAATCTGCGTAATCGTAATCTGGGGAATTCCCTCGCGGTCTATGACTCGTTGAATATTAGCGCAAAGCGTATTTATAATATTGAACCACCCATCGTAGCATCCTGTCTCGTGAATATTAGCAAAAAGTCTAGGGTAGCTGCTAATTAAAACTTGTGTCTTCTCTGGTGACATAATCTCCTCCTTGGGCTATCAAAAGTGAACGTAAATAAGATTCATATTTATCACTGTAAAAGCTTAATGTCAAAAGATATCTTATTCGTAAAACATAAGGCTCTACTTCTAAAATTTTAGCTCGAAAAGAAACTGCCATGCGTTTTTCTTCTGGATACCGGGCATAGAGCAGGTCTTTCTCTTCTATTACTTCAATGGGCATGCCGTGAGTTGCCACCACAACATCACCAAAATAATCAGACGTTTCTTCAGGAGTTACAAAAGCTAGAGTCACCTGTTTAGCAATCAAGCCAAGCTTGAAACGACATCCTGCCAAACTACATAGTTTGCCGCGTTCCTCGAAAAGAAAAAACAACACAGTATCCATCAAGACATAACGATTCATTATGCATTTTACAACATAAAAGTTCTTTTCTTTATCTGGTGCTGCACAACGAAAAATATTTAGTTGTTTCGGAATATCTTCTGGCACGGCACCCCAGGATAATTCTTCAATGCCAGTCTGTCCCAAAAGGCACATATCTTCAGCAACATTAGCTGATTCATCGGGCTGCTGCAATAAAAATACGAATATTAACCATCTATACATGGTCGGAGAGACAGGCTTCGAACCTGCGACTTACGGATTAAAAGTCCGCTACTCTACCTGCTGAGTTACTCTCCGGTGCCGATTTTTGCTAATCGGCAAAAGCTGTTTCACTTCTCTTTCTTGGGAATTAGAATGCCTGTGTTCTGGAGCTTGATTAAAAATGTTTCCCACAAATCATTGACCGCAGCAGAATCAATGTTTCCCGAACTAAAATCCTTTAGAAGTTCCCAGGTCTTATCTTCCAAGTGCTCCGCTGCTTCTTCCTTAGCTAGCTTAGAAGACAGTCCCTTGAGCAATCCTGTATGTTCCCAACGTTCCACAATATTCATATCACGCCTTTCTCATACGATGAAAGAACCACAATGGAAGACCCATGGCATCTGCTACCAGTTTGTAGTTATATGCAGGCTGTTTCTCTGCCGCTTCTCGAATTCGCTTTTTCAGCGCACCATAAATTCCCAGTTCATGAACCGGCTCCTTTTCAAGAGCCAGACTCTTGCCTGTAAGCACTCTACCAAAAGCAATCTCCCGTGCCCTTGCCTTGCTACACTGATCTGATGGATGCTGAAAAGTTAGACCTATTTCATAATGATCTTTGCAGATCACTACCGCTGCACAGACACGACGATCAAACCAGTATCTAAAAAATGATGCCCTTGTTACTTCTTTATCCCGATCTAGCACGATCTTTTTCTCCTTTGACAGAAAACCAGAATGATCGATTTCCCCGTGAAATCAATCTATAACTTTAGTATACATGAACGGATATCCTTGTCAAGAACTTTTTTTTAAGCCGCAGAAAAAGAAAAGCTGGCTAGTAAAACAACAAATAAAGAACATAGCACACTGGACACCTATTGCACAACAAAACAACAAACAGCTATAAAAAATGTTTGCAGGTGTCCGTTGCTCATCCAGTGTTTTATAAAACACAAAGAACTAGCCAGCCTGCATTTGCTGCCAAAGCAGCTTCGATAGGGATAGGTAATTCCCTATCCGGCACTTAGCTTCGCCGAAACTTTTCAGAGAACTATGAGGCGATGCCCATTAAATCAAGCGTTGTCTGCGAAAGCTCTACTGTCACTCGAACAGTAGCATTCTTGGTTGTTCGCTCTTCTTCGAGCGCATTAAGCCTTCGACGAAGCTCTAGCTCCTCAGACCGTACCTTCTCCAAATCGTAGACCTGTACATCATACTGTTGAAGCGGCTTTTCACTGGAAAGAATTAAACCTCGTGCTTCATTCAATAGATGCTGATTAGAGAGAGCGTCAAGAGACTGGACATTTTCCATTTCAAGCTGAGAACGGAGACTAGAAGTGATCTTCAGCCTAATGTTTCCCTCTTCGATTGAAGAGAGAAGCTGTGACACTCCGGAAGTTACGTTTGTCTGAAAAACAGCTTCTTTGAGGGCATAAAAATCCCTAAGAAAATTGAAGTGCTGCTGATGCTGCTCCAGGGTAGCCTTGATAGCAAGAGCTGTACGTTCACGAATAACATTCGCAGGCTGATCAAGGTTCACAGTCACTCGAACAACGCCCATAAGCTTAGGCACTTCATTTCCAAAATAATCGCATGTCTGTCTAAGCCTAGCAATTCTATTACTAGAGTTTGCCGAACCTACATCAGCCTTAATCTGCGCCTTAAGCTTTTCTAGAACCTTATTGGCCTTATTAAGTGTCAGCGTTACCTTCATGATTCCCCCTTGTTAGCTATTAGCCCTCTCAGCAGGATTCGCACCTGCATCTTCCCTTATACCATAAGGGGCTTTGCTCATTAAGCTATAAGAGAGCACATCAAAAACTAATCAGCGTTATAAGCTGAATTGGCATCTGGTGCCGAATGAATAAACAGCCATGTGTTTGCATCTTCCCCACCTATCAGCATAGATGTAGCTGTTGGAGCAGGCACAGGCGGCGCGGATTCCTGAACGTCGGGATTATCCGCAGAAACAGGAGCTACCTCTGTCTTGGGACAACCAAGGAAGCAGGCAGCAAGAGCACAAATAGCTACAAAAGTTCCAATTCGCATGATTTTTTTCTCCTTCTAGGCAACTCTGCCTAATGTTGGAATAAATAGTATTATATTTCTTTTTTTACCTCTATTAAGGACTTTTTAGATGGTCAGTGGAGAGGGCAGGATTCGAACCTGCGAAGCCGTTCGACAACGGATTTACAGTCCGCTCCCTTTGACCACTCGGGAACCTCTCCCTTTAGGTGTTTTCTAGTTATGGCGTATGAAGCGCCACCATAAATGCCGATCTCTGCCCTAGCGTACAGCCTCCCAGAGACCCGAAAATAAACAAAAATTAAATATAAAACACGTTATGCCGTACCGCTTCTTCATCATTGACGACATTCTTCTAGAAAACAGTTGTCAAAGAACAAAAATAATAATCAGAGTTCTTCCCGATCAATCATAGCATCTTCTTCACTGGTTGTCAAGAAGTATTGTGTCCGCATTTCTCGATTTTCTGGATTTTCTTTGCACCGATGCACGAAAGAACGATTCCATTCCGAGATCGCTCCTTCATCAACACGCTCTCCACAAGAACAACAATATATATGCAACTGCTTATGCATAATCGTCCTCGGGTGTTGAAGGGCCTCGAAGAAAAAGCTTTTTCTTTCGTTCGCGTGGTGGTGGTTGCCAGCCAAGCTCTCTTGCCCTGGCATAAACATCCGCCAACGAAATAACAAGCTTATCTTTCTCTTCTGTCTGAAAATACTTACTTGCAAGCTTCTGTTCACCATCCTGCAAAAGCGAACAAAGCACCTTATTAGCATGAGCCGCAGAAAGCAAATCTACCCGAATGCGCTCACTGAGCCTTCCTTTACGAAGCAAAGCCGGATCAATAGCTATCAATTCAGCATTGGTAGTAGCTACTAATCGAATATCAAAAATCTCTGCCAACAAACCATCGCCGAGGTTCAAAGCAGAAGACAACCCTGCAAGGCTGGCTCCTTTTTGTCTTGGTACCAGCAACTTATCTGCATCCTCCAAAAGCAAAACAATAGGAAGTTTTGAACTATGAGCAAAATATTCCTGAAAAAGCTGAAGAAGTTCCGGATCCATCAAATCGTCATAGTTCTTGGCATTAACAAACACATAAGACATAGATGTTTCCGCAAGTAGACCGCGAAGTAGATAAGTTTTGCCACTGCCGGGCGGACCCTCCAGAAGTGTAAGCCTACCTTTAGGCTGCATACAGTTCAGATCTTGTTTAACAGCATCGTACTGCGTCAGCACATGATCGGTATAATTTAAGCGCTCTACTGTTTTAGCAATTTGGCTTACAGTCACCGACGAAAGACAAAGTGCCGACTTCGGATCGGCGCGAGTCAAAACAAAAAGGTCACTTTGCTGCTGCATTTCACGAGCTAGCGGCATCATAATTTGTTGAAAGGCTTCCAGATCCTCTTTGTCGAAACAAACAATTTCGGCGTCCGGGGAAGATAGCAAACTTCCACACCGTATTGCACCACGCTTCCACGCCCAAAAACGCGAATGTACCTGATTCCGAATACTGCTTTCTTCTACGGCTGGAGCACCCCATTTCTCTACAAGAAACCGCGTAGGATCAGAAGTTAGATGTCCAACAGCACAATGATGGCTTGTACTACCAACTTCTTCTACTGCCCGAATTACAGTAGCAGCCTCCAGAGCTTTAACTGGTTCCCATGTCCAACAAGGATTTTTTGTCCACCAAGGCGAAGACGAATCTTTCCTGGCAGATAAACCAAACTTCCTTTTTTCAGAATCGTTCACAACGAACCTCCCCGGAAGGGAAAATAAGATAAACAGACTTTTTAAGCTTTCTGGCATGGCGTACCGTTGCCCAGGTACCAGAACGAAGTTCTTCTTGTGTAGATTTCGGTGTCGCTATAAGTAATTGACTATCATATACAATATCTCGATTACGTTCTAAATATGGTTTTTCCAGCAGATGTACATCTCCTTGTTTCCAGGCACGTTTTGCTTCGATTGCTGGCGGATGGATAACGAGAAAGATACCTAAATCTTTTGCTAGTTCGTGCGCTTGGGCGTCTGCTCCTATACAGTCGCCATGATGAAGCTCAACGACGTTGAGCTTTTGCAAAAGCTGCTGCATGGAGATACGCTGAGCTTCTGTCATTCCTTTTTGTGTACCAGTAAAACCTGCTACTACTTCTTGCATATTACTTCCTGTTCCCTTAGTTCAATCTGTTCTTTGAGCCATTGAGTCGCTTCTTTCCAGCGCCGATGATCTATTTCCGTGCCCAGCGTTTCCCCTCTTGCTTCGCAGAACCTAAGCTCTCTTTCAATTTCGTCAGCTATCTGAACAATCTGATGGTCAAGCAAATATTCGCAATAATGCTTCAAAAGATCGTCGCAACACCAACCAACGATATAAGAACGTCTGCCCATGGAATAACGAACAGTGCTAAGCACCATCATCCAGAGATCATCTAGAGAAATGGCAATATTTCTCATATTGTTTCCTCCTTGGCGATTCCAATTTCTCGCAACGCCGAAAAGACCTTCTTCATTTGAGAAGGTTCAAATTTCTTGCTTAGAGCCTTCATCACTTCTCTCTTTCCGTGTTCCTGCCAAAAACAACCGCAGGCATCATAAGCTTTTTGGACTTCTGCCCTCCACTGGACCTTAGTATACACATCAGCTATCACCTTGTCAAGGCGATTTTGCGAAGACGCTATTTGATGAGGCAAGAAATCTTCTAGAAGCAGTTTTTTTAATGTCTCGGAAGTCAATTCTTGTCCCGCTTCCAGCACTTTCCAAGCAGCAGACGCAAGAACGTTCTTTAAAATACCTCCGGTAGCCCAATGAAGCTCTTCTATGCTTTCGGGCTTATTCTTGAACTGATGCCATTGACCAGAAGATTCCTGCACATAGAAGACATAGCCTTCAATTCCTTCTATGTTTTCTTCTTCATTTTGAAGCACCTTCTTGTTGTTCTTTTCTGTTTCTTCACGAAGACGTTGATATGTAGGAATAAGCTGATCTTGCGAGCGAATAACGTCAGACGCCTTAAGCAAATATGGCTCTGCTTTAGTTGTAACATTACGAAATGTTGATAATGCAGAAGGCGGAAGAATATTGCCTGTTTTCTGTTCAATAGCAAAAAGGAATCTGGTTGCTAGCGGCTCTTGATATATTACAAGATGCTTATTGCGATGACCATACAATTCAAAAGAAAGCGCAAGCTCTCCAGAACGAGCAAGGTTGCAAAGTTCCGAGAGACCCGAATCGGCTGTTTGAAGCTCTCTCCACAAAGAGGCAAAATTACCAAAGGTTCCATCTTGATCTTGTAGAACCGGCTGCAAACGAGTCTTAAATGTTATAAACCTTTCGCCAAAAGGATCAACATAGGAATAACAGCATATATTTGTTCCGTCCAACTTAGGATAAACTTCCACCTTCTGTACATCTTTGGGAAAATGATATTGTCGTTCCTGATGTTCATCTGTCTTACCAAAAGGATAATGAATCTTGGGTGTAGCAAGAATGATCTGGGGTATATTATAAATTATATGATTAATCTTGTAAATAACAAGAGCACCATATCTAATGTCTGTATGTCGGCAAAGATAACCAGCTAATTTGTTTTTTGGATTAAAAGTATCCTGAACTTCAAATGCCTGAAGCTCGTCTTCTGGTACCTGCAAAAGGTGTGCTGCACGCTGCAAATTAAAAGTAGCCAATTTATTTCCTTTCGTCTGTGCGGTAGAGAGGATTCGAACCTCCATGACTTACGCAGTGCGTTCTAAGCGCACCCCCTGCTACCAGTTCGGGTACTACCGCATCAATGAAATTTCTTCCAGAACTTATATATTAGGACACAAATACCTAGCATCATTAAGCCACCCAGTACGGCACCACTAAAAACAAAAAAGAATTCAGCTACCATTGTTTATTCTTGTTCCAGAGTAGGAACACCAAGAGATCAACACCCCACCCCAATACGATGCTCAGCGCAACACCCAGTACAGCTATGCCCCAAATAGAAAAGATATTTACCATCGTTCTCATTCTCCTTTTTCATTAGAACACAGCGTCGCTCACTTGTCAAGAACTTTTTGCTTTAGTAGAGCGGAAGACGGAACTCGAACCCTTTTACGAGGTCCGGCTTATGAGACCAACATGCCTATCCCAGGCACCCCGCATCTGTAGGCGATACTGGATTTGAACCAGTAACTTCCACCTTGTAAGAGTGGCACTCTCCCATTGAGTTAATCGCCTGTAGTTGTCTCTGCACGGGATCGAACCGTGTTTCCACCGGAATCGAACCGGCAAGCTTCGTCAAGCCAGGAACCACTCCCAGAGACAACAGTAGGTCCGACTGGATTTGAACCAGCAACTTCCGCCTTATCAGAGCGGCGCTCTACCAATTGAACTACAGACCCTTTTCCAACAGTCGAATGCTCCATTGTTGAACTACACCGGAATATCATTAATAAGTGATTATAGCGGGTCAAGCGGGAGTTACACCCGCGACAGCCGGATTAAAAGTCCGGTACACTACTAACTGCGTCACTGATCCCGCTTGGATCTTCTTTGCAAAGAGCGCTCGTGAACTATTCCCAGATACTACAACCAAGCCTGTTAGTAGAGCGGAAGACGGGACTCGAACCCGCAACACCGACCCTGGCAAGGTCAGACTCTACCTTTGAGATACTTCCGCACATCGAATTCATTCATCTTATCCTAGACAAACAGCAGGAGCGACGAGACTTGCACTCGCTTTCTCTGGCGTGACAGACCAGCATCTCGACTACTTCGACCTCGCCCCTATCAAGAAGGACAGCCCGCGCTGGCGTTCTCAAAGGAAACACACGGGAGCTACCTTCTTGGCTCTGGTGGCTGGAATCGAACCAGCGACTTTCGGTTTAACAGACCGATGCTCTAACCTAGCTGAGCTACACCAGAATGTATTATTCTTCCTGATTTCTAAAACTACGACAGGCACGTTTATTTTTCTTTTTCTTTCTATCCTCGAAATAAACAGCCCTGCCCCTCCATTGTGCAAGATCGCCATTCCGCTCAAAATGAGCACGCCGGGCGGCAGCTTGTTCAATTTTCTTACGCTTCTTTTTCATATGGTGCCTACAGAGGGATTCGAACCCTCATGGCTTTCGCAGATCATTTTGAGTGATCCCCCTGCTACCGATTTCGGGTATGTAGGCATTAGATCACAGATATAGGAAATAAGTACTCCTGAAAAATATCATGACATATACCCTTTGGACGGAGCAGATTAGCCTGCCATCCTCCATTAGCATAATATGCTTTAATGATTATACCACTACACATACTCCTGTTTTCGTTTTCCATCCATTTACACGCATCACAATAGACCGCATCTCCTATGCGATACTTTTGTTTATCTGAAGGAAAATGTCGTTTCTTCATAAGCTCATTAGAACACAAGCTGGCGTCCTTGTCAAGCAAAATTTTCAGGCTGAATCTGACTTGTCCTGGCAAGACAGTATACTATATCCTGATCATACTCCGTTTCATAAACTCCATAAGAAAACTTGTTGTCGCTTATATTTTTGTCAAGAATCATCTGAATTTTCTTTTTCAACTCCAGATCTTCAGCAAGACGCCTTTTGTTTATTCCGCAATAATATTCTTTCTCTGCTATATGCCGCAATGGATACAAAAGCTGTTCTTGTTCTCTCTTTAAATTTACGATACCCAGTGTCTCTATTCTGGCATGATCTGTTCTTTGGGAAAGAACACCCAATACGGATTCGTTGCGCTGAAATACGTTGATCATGTGAAAAAGAGAGACTATGGCTTCATTGGCTTTTTTGTGATACTCTGATATTGAAACATCCTCCAATATCAAATCAACAGCAGCATTATCTATCAATATTAATCTTTCAAAAATACCAGAACGAGCGTATTCTTGAAATACATTGAAGGTTGTTCGTTCCTGCTGAAAGCTGGCTCCGGCAAGAGCCCTTCGATTTGGACGAAGATAAAAAACATTGAGCTTACAGCTTTTAAACTGCTCTAATAAAACCAGAGACATACCAGATATTGTTCCACCACCTGCAAGAAAAAGCCAGACTTCATCTTCTGATAACAGATTTATACCAAGCTTCTCTTTTATGTCTCTTGGACATTGATGCTCATAAGCTTCCGGCTTTATTTGAGGTACTACCTGATAATGATTAGCATTCTTTTTTGCAGCACTATCAATGGTATATACTTTATAAGGCTGATAAGTTAATAGTTTATCAGCCAATCTTCCTCCAGCACCACCGAGACCTAAAATATATATGCTCATTTTTTCCTATAGACGATATTCTGTTTGATATTCACCATAATGCTTCTTAAAGATTCTGGCACGCACCTTTAATTCTCCTAATCGCGTATTCTTCATGGTACGCATTATCTCTTTGATGAGATTTTTATCTTCTTCTGCAAAATCCAAAAGAAGAGCATCGTGCATAGAAAAAACAATTCTAGAACGTTTTTGTGCTAATAATTTATCCACCTGCACCATCTGTTCATTCATGATATCCGCAGCCGTGCTCTGCACAATATAAGGTATAGCATGAAACTCATCCACGTTTTCTATTTTTCTTCCAAAAAGAGTATTAACCTCTTGTTTATCCTTGTTCCAAAAAAGCTCTTTAAGCTCGCTACCACAATAAATAGTTTCAAGTTCTGACTGCAACGCAGAAGAACCATAAAGCCAGTGCATAATAGCCTGCTTAGCTGCTTCTCGTGTAGGCATGTTCCAAAGCCGCTGGTGCCAAGCATGCAAATCGCCTTCAGGCAAAGGCTGTCCAAGCAATCGCAAGAAACATGACGGCTCAAAAGCAGAAAAGTCTAGTTCTATTAATAGGTCGTTGCGCGGCACCAAACATGCACGCAATTCCTTATCAAAAGAAAGGACAGGAAAGCTGCTTTTTTGTGTTTTAAGTCTTCCTGTGCGGCTAGTAAAAATATCATAACAAACATAAGGCTCAGCAGCTATAAGTCTTCGTGCTCTCTTGGATAAAATGTGCTGCTGAATGTTGCCAAAATTCAAATTAAGCTTCTGTTTGGCTAGCTTATAGCTCAGCTTCCAAAGATTCAACATTAAATCATAATTTGTCGGCGATCTGTAATTTTCATAAACATGCTGTATAATTTTTGTCTGCAACGCCAAATATCTGAATATAAGCTCCTCTGGTATAGCTTGATATTTGCAAAGATCTGACATAGTAAGAGATATTTTAATTTCATAAAAAGAACGCAAAAAAGCCTCTATACGCGATGTTACTTCTTGCCACTCCCCCCCTAGTTCCGAAGGGCAAACGTCGCCTACGCACCTTCCTGCGCAGCGTAGCTTCATGTATTCAACCGGAAAGGATATTGAATCCAGTGCAGGTAAATATTGCCAGGTCACAATATGATCATTTGCAGCAATTGCTGCAAAATTAGCATCTGAAAGTCCCCTTTCACACAGGGATAGTTTGCCGTTCTGCCAAAAATATAGACATCCTTCAGATCCGCCAAGAAAAGAACAAAACATAAATCCTACTTCTACCAGAAATAGTTATGCGCTTCACGAAGAACCTGAAACGGACTTTTTACATCCATAATCTGTTTTGTACCAACCAGTGCCTTTGAGGCGAAAACTAGATAAAGAAATTTGTTTTTCTACTTTTTTGTTACCGCACTTCTCGCAACAAATCTCCAAACCATCTACGTGATTGACCCATTTATCAAAACGACAACCACAAGCCGGACAATAGTATTCATAAATTGGCATGCATGCTCCTAAAACTGAAAGGGAGAGACCGTATGTGCTTCATCAAGCACGCTTTGAATAGCTTTTTGATCCGTAATGATTGGTACAGATAGATAACTTGTTGGTTTTTGATAAACATTGATATTAATATATCCTATAGCAGCAGCTAAAGATTCACGATATAAATATTGCAAGCTTGTTTGCACAATCTTGTCATATTGCACCTGAGACCACCTTTGTCCTGTTTCTTTGCCTCGCACATAAACATAAAGCCTGAGCCACCAAGAAAGAGGATAACGCTCTTCTAGTTCTTCTGCGGTTAGCTTAACACGGCGAACCATGGATGTTAAGAAAGCTGAAGATGCTGTATCTTTCTGCGTGTTTATCTCCGAGGAAATTGCAAAAGGGTGTGAAATAGCATAAGAGTTCCAAAAAGCAAGCAAATAGGTCTTCAAAAGCCTGTTACCAACTTGTTCTTGTTTTGGTATTACATCTAGGTCGGCAATAGAAACAGGAATATAGGCATCTTCATATATCGTGTCTGGAGACGTTTTATATCTTTTTAGATATTTTATCATCTGAGGGGATGCAATATTAGCCACTAGTCGCCAGGGTGCATTTTTGTCTATCTGAAAACCGTAAAGTTCGGCGACATCTCGATAATGATAGAACTGTTTATCCGCCAATAAGGTTTTATATTTAATAAAATCGTTTCCGTGAAGCATCTTCTTGGTTTCTATCATTAAACCCGAGCACATTGGAGAACAAAAACGGCTGCTTATAAATTGTGTTCTAGTAATAGGAAAGACCAAAGCTACTCTATCAATAAAATCAAGCCAGTGTCTCAGAAAATCAGAAAAATTGTGTATCTTCTTGCCTAGATGTCTTTTTTCAATATAGTTATTAATACACACATCATAAAGGACAGCCATGTGTTCGTGATATGCTTTTGTGGGACTGCTATATCCTCCAACAGCTTGAATATCCTGGAAAGCTGAGCCCTTCAAAGATTTGCCTGTTCCTATGCGTTCATCAAGCAAAAAATGTTTACGAAAATCATCAAATGCGTCGGCTACAAAATGCAAAGTCAAAATGGTCTCTTTGGTATTAGCCAATTGTCGCAAATGTTTCTCATCTACCAGAATCGGCATGTTTTCTTTGTTAAATCTACCATATAAGAAATCATTAGCATTATACCAAGCATCGTATGGTTGTGCTCCCTGCTGGGGATAAATGTCATCTCGATAATGTTTTCTATGAAGAAAAATGGCTTTGGCTGTTAAAGCATTATTGCCGAGGGGGGGCACAAGACGAAAAGACTCTCTCTCAAAACCAAACGCAACAAGATCTAGAGACTGCCATTTATCCATGTGCTTAAATTCTAGTTAACCTTTCCTGTGAAAGCATCCACATAAGAATTTCTATCTTCTATCACCCGCCGTGCTACAGCCTTTCGAGGATAACCGGAGCGACCTCTATGAAAGCATCCACATAAGAATTTCTATCTTCTGTCGTTTTCTGCTGTATCCCTTGCGAGACCGGCACGCCCGCCGGTGCCGTCTTTTTTACACAGATGCTTGTAGATTGTGGCGGAATTGCCTGATCTCTCATGCGCTCCCATATACATGTTAAAGTAGTGTTAAACACTCCTCGTTCCAGCGTGCTTTCTGTCTGGATTATGTTATAGTATCCACCAAGATAAAATTTTTCTGCGAGCTTGTAGCGCTCTTGCATGTTGCCTGTACCTAAAGTTACAGGATGAATATATATTTTTTGTCCTGGCACAAAAGCCAGAGTACCAAACATTTCTATATCAGCATTATACTTCTGGCGTACTCTGGCTAACGGATCTTTAGGATCTTCTGTGCCTATACGCACATCCCGTACACCTGCCATATCGGCAACTTTAAACGTAATCTTTTTTATCAATCCCCTGTCTTGCCCTATCCCAAAGTGATAAATACCAAGCTTGCCATCATCAAGCCAATTGCCTGTTAATTTATTTGCTGTCAGGCTATTTGCAAAAATTACAAGGACACTTTCTGTCTCTGAGCATTGTCTTCCTGCTGCTGCTGCAAGATAGGTACCAACACTAAGGGTTCGTAAAACATCAGTAGAAGTTCTATTTTCTGGAAGAATGCTCTGTCCCTCTCGCTTGGCAATTGTTAAGGTTTGCATACCAACATCGGCTATCATAGAAGAAATATTACGCCAGCATGCCTCACCGAGAGCGGGAGGAAGAACAAAGGTTACAAGATCTTGAAGAAAATTCCAAAGAGGATAAGATGTAATTTCTCGATTTAAAACCACCTTATCAAGATAGAACTGCATAAAAAGATTCAATGATACCGGAATGTCCGACAAACAAACAGAGATGATCTTTTTTGTCAGCGGGTGTTCAAACGCAATAGAGCCAAGAAGCACCTTGATTTTATTGGCCTTGCCTCTGGAGCGCAGAGAGAGACCGCGAAGAGCCGTATCTATAAGATCGCCCAGGAAAAAGTAATTTATTCTTAACTGTTCGGTGTTTGGAGATTCTGACTGGCTCTTTGCTATATTTTGGAATACCTTTTCATTTTCTTGTTTTAAGTCAGTATTCATCATAGTATCGATTTGTTGTTTCATGGTGCCCACTTGCAGAACATTAGAAATCTGTTGTGTAAGCCACTCTGGAGGAACAACGGTATCTAACATTTCTTGCGCGTCTTCAAACCAAGAAACATGATCTACCCGATCTTTACGCAACGCATCTGGCGGAATATCTACATAAAAGATCTTACCAAGACCTTCAAGCTGCTGCAAAAGATAACGATATTGCGGCATAAGAGGACGACGCAAAAGCTCCTCTCGCTCTTGACGAATCGTTTCTGCTTGTTTTTGCTCTTCTTCGGATTTTCCTTTTTCTTCTGGACAGTCCGATGCATCAGTCATCGCGGTTAATTCTTCTTCCGCTGCTGCACCAACGGTCTTCTTGTAGTCTGCCAGCTTCTCCATAGCACCAGACCATAAAATATCACAATATTGTGAACGAAAAACCTGCTCTATTCTGCCAGTAGCTCGAAAACTAAGTTCAATTGCTCCATCTTCCTTGAAATCGAACTGATGCCCCCACCAGTTCAAGTACATGGTGGTTGTACAATCCCTTAATGCACTTTGAATTGCTGGTGCTTTTAGTTTCGCAAAATCTACAGAAGACAAACCTACAACATGTTCCGGAATACCTTGCGGCACTGCCCAGCCAAAAACAACTTTAATCTGAAAATAGTCTTCATTATAGAACCCGCTATCCATAAAGTATTTTGTCACAGGAACGCACAAATCAATAAAACGCGCCTCTCTAAGTACCGGCGCAGACCAGGGACTCACCCTGATCCAATCAAACTGCGGGCGGTCTAAGTCTTCTAGAGCATTAAAGCGCAAAACCATTTCTGTTTCAATAGTATTTGGAATGCTTCCAACACGAGCACCACCAGAAACCTTGACATGAAAACTTTTCAGTCCTATGCCACTTGGAATGCCTTCCTTGTGACTAGTAATATATTCAATTTGCTGCTTGTCGACATGTTCATCAAAACGCAATTCTACATCATAACCCTCGGAATCTTCAGTGGGAAAATATGTCTTATAAAGACGAATAGTCGGCACCAGCGCAGAAAGCTGCACGGGTGTAAGCTGCATCAGCGTTTCTATGCCTGCGCGTCGAACTAGCGTGTTCATGAGCAGCCAACTATCGCCTTCAACGGCTGTAAAATATTTGAATTTAAGCTGTGCTCTTGCTGCTGCCTGAAAAGCCTCTATATATTGTACAAGAAAACACTGTTCTTGAAGCCTCCGCGCTTCAGGATCTTTCTGAATCTCCCGAACTTTTTGCACTCCGGAGGAGACTTGCTCTGGGACCAGACCTATGGCTTCAGGATCTTTCTGAATCTCCCGAACTTTTTGCGCTTCAACGGTTGCCTTTGCCACATTGGTTCCGGCATTAGCTTGTGCAGAATCCTGCATTTATTATAGCTCCAAATATTGAAGAATTCTGTCAAGAGGCAAAGGAACGCGAAGCGTTTCTCCGGCAGCCACATGTGCTTCAGTGGGTTTTTGATTGAACCAAGCAATAATGAACCAAAGCTCGGGATCAGCATAATACTGTTCTGCTAATTTATAAAATCTGTCACCGGCTTTCCATGTGTGACCCACCAAATTTAATGTATTCATTTCTTCTGGTGTAGGAAATCTCATCCAAGGAGAGGAATATTGTCGTACATGCTTCAGATCTCTAGCATCTAACAAAGGCTTATAGTTTTCATGCTTGTTGATCACTATTCTACGATTATCATACCGCGAAACTGCCATGACTTATGCTCCTGTTATTTTTTGTCCCGCAGCCGAGGCCCACCAGTCATCAAATGTAGTATTAACGCTTCCTCCCTGCAATTCAGATACCTTTGGCTCTACTAATCCTCTGGTGTTATAAGGAAAATGAAGGCTCTTAAAATCATCTGCACCTTGTCCCTTACGCCAACCCAATGTGTGCGTGTGCATTACAGTAAAATCAGCAGATAATGCAATAGTCTGGGGATAAAGAAAGCCGTCGCCATCTGAATAGAAACCAGATTCAAAGTCAGGAGTATATTTAAATCCCGCAATAGAACCGACCAAGCCAGATTCTTTAGCACTTCCTCTTGGAGAAGAGGCATCTGCTATAAGGTTTGCAAACTTCATTTTAAAAATTGGGCTGCTGCTCATTGAGCTTGCAGAGGAGATGTTGCCTGTTGCTCCTGCAACTTGATCATATACCGGATAAAGCATGCGAAAAAGAAGCATAGCTTTTTCAAGATTAAGTTTTGCATGTGGCATATTATCTGAAGGAACTTCCCAATCAATTGTTATAACTCTTGCTGTTCCCTGGAATCCCTGAATAGGATCCATGCGACCAAAAACGCGCTCGCTGTTCCAGTCAGAAGAATAAGAATCAATAAAACCTGTAATAAAGCCTGAAAAAGCTACAGATAATCCTGTTGGTATATGAAAGAATTCTAGTTGATAGCCGCAAGAATCAAGAAGATCAATAACTTGCCGCACATTGGAGCCAACAGTTTCTTTAGATAGCTGTTTGACTTTTTCAAACTGTTCTTTGACGCCCCCAAAAATATCCACAGCTTCTATATCTCCTACGCCAAACGCAGATTGTGACGATTAGCTAGTGCTATTTCTACTGCGCGCCCTAATTCCCTCTCGTTTAACACCAATACAACGTCCTGCTTCTTGCCGCTTTTTTCTGCTTCAGTGCTTCCCGGAGCGGCAGCAGATTCCTTAAGAGCTTGCACAAAAGCATCCATATTGGGCACCTTCATTTCTGCTTGAACCTGCACATAGCGAACAGCTTGCGTTACAAGAGCAGAAGTGTTGTCTACAACCTCCGGTGTCACTTTGAGAGCGGATTCCACCATGGTTTCAACTGAACTAGCCGTATTTTTAAGCATTGCAATGCCTACCTGAACGGTCCCGGTGGGCATAGCAGCTAGAGCAGAAATTACATGAGACAGAGCTTCAGCAAATCTATATAAGCCACCCGTTGTACTTATTAATCGAGTAACAGAAGAGGCTACTGAAATCATGCCTGCCGAATGTACCGCCATTGCTGCGAAACTTGTTAATATGCTTGCCACAGCAGATATATCTGCTGTTTTAATTGTTGCTAGCGCTATTGCCAAAGCACCGAAGCCTAAAGCTACATTGGTCAGCCCAAAAGCAAGCATTGGTCCCCATACTACTGCCGTCTCGCCTGCCAACATAAGCATACCTAGAACGAGTATTAATTCCCCAAACTGAGGCAGCGCAGCAATAAGCACTTTAACTAACTCTGACATGGCATAAACCAAAAGCGCGAAACCGGCAACAGCTAAAAAGACGCCACCGCCGATCATAAGAAAAGCAGCACCCAGCAGAAGCAAAGGAGCGTCAGCAGCAACGCTAGCAGTCGTAAGAAGATAAAGCATTACTATAAAAGCTCCCATGATGATAGTCATTGCACTTACAAAACCAAGAATTTGTTTCCAATCAAGCTGCGACATGGCGTTAGCTAACAATGAAAAACCATAGGCTGCAACAAATATGCCTCCACCAACCATAAGAATAGCGGCACCGAGAGCAAGAAAGCCCTTGGCACCGGCAGAAATGGAAGTCGTAAGCTTCTCGAAAGAAGATGGTACATCCAGGATGCCTTCGAGGCCGTCCTGGTACTCTTCAAGGGAAGTCGTAAGCTCCTCGAAAGAAGATGGTGCTTCTTGCACAGTCTGAGATAGTTGCTCAAGCCCTCCTTTGGCTCCCGCACAGTCGCCTGCGCCGGTGCAAAGATCAGAGATCTTCTTGGTTAAGCTGCCTATGCCATCTACAGCACTTCTAATACCTTTTTGCACGTTTATAAACATTGTCCAGCGTTTGTAAGCAATAAATGCTGCTCCCAACAAAGTGATCACTCCCAGAAGAAGCATAGGAAGTCCCTTGGCAGCTTGATTAATAGCCACAATTCCTTCTAGAACCCATGCCAATGCTTTAGCCAAAGGTGCTGCTGCAACAGCTAGCGAATCTAAAGCTGTTGAAAGCTTTTTAAAAATTGTCGTTGCTTCTTCCGCTTGCTTTTGAAGTTGTTTGTCTGCCAGCCGAGAAGCTCGAAGATCTCTATACGCTCTACTGAATTCCGCTGCGCTGGTGCTTAATAGCTTTGCTGCTATATCCATATCGCCACCAGCAATTTGTTCTGCCACAGCAACGCGCATTTGCGCACTCATGGTTTCCCAAGATTGACCCGTTTCTAGAACAGCCTTTCTAATTTTTAAAAGTACCAAAGAAGAATCTTTGCCAGCAATCTTAAACATCTCCATGGCGTCTAAAGCATTGGTACCAATCAGGCTATTAAAATGACCCACAAATTCAGCAGCTTGATCGAAATGTTCAAATTTCTTAGCTAAACCTATTAAGCTGGTCATTTCAATACCAGTAGCTTTGCTCTGGGCTGCAAATTTCAAAAAAACATCGGTCATGGCTTTGCCGTGCTTGGCAAGATCTTTGCTGGCGGCTACAAAATCTGCCGCCATTTTAGACCAAGCAATGCCCATCTTCTGCGCTACACCAAACATTTTTCTTATATCTTGTTCGACTCCCGAAATGCTTTTTCTTAGCATCTTGGTGCCTATTTGAAAGATTTTAGCTGTTTCTTCAGAAGAAACACCTAATTCATCTAGAACTGCCGTAAAGCTACCAAGAGCCACCTGAGCCTTGCTGGTCAAATATGCAAAATCAGACATGTTATTATAAAGAGCAGCTTGTGCTCTTCCTGCTGATTCAGCATCAACAAAATATTTGATGTTTTGCGAACGAACCTCTTCAATCACGCCGCCATATCGTTGTGCTGCTCCAGTAGCGCGCATAAAATCAGCCCGCGAACGATCAATAGCATATGCCAACTTAAGGGTACTAGCCCAAACAGCATTCAAAGCTGCATTCGCTACAGAAACCAATGTACCATAATTAATAAGACTTTTACCAAGTTCCTTTAAATTATCTAGCAAGCCATCACCAGCAGCACCTTTTATGGCAGCAACAGTCTGCATTAAAGAATACGTCCACGTCTTTTGATAGTCAGCAGCAAAACCAAGTTTCACCGCTACGGCTTGAGCAGCACCTTGCAACTTTTGAGAAAGCATCAATCGCGCTTTAAGATGTCGAATAGCTTCTATAGCAGCCTTATTTTCTTGTTGAAACCTGTGAACACGCGCTTCTATAGTATCGCCATATAGTGCTGATTTTGCAATAAGATCGATTAATGCATTTCGCTGCACCTGATAGCGCTCTTCCTCTTGTTCAGATAAATTTGCTTGCGATAGCCGCTTTTCGTGTGCATCTTCAAGAATCTTTTTCTGTTCTCTTAATTGATCTGTGGTAGCGGTAATCATACGCTGTTCTTTAGCAAGATGATCCTCCATGGCCTGAAGCTTTTCTTCTAAAAGAGCAGTAGTATCTACCTCTTGTTTTAAAGCCTTCGCTAGCTGCATTCTGCCACGAATTGCTGTATTTTGTTCTTCGACAAGCTTTTGCCATCTGTCTGTGAGCTTGTCTGTTTGTTTTAAAACAACATCCATGGCAGCTATATCTTTATCTGTTGGTATTTTTATCGCCATATATATAAGTAGAAGCTTTTAGATTATTGTTTCAGGAAAGAAGAATCGTTCAATCAAAAGGCCATTGAAGCCCTGTAGTTCTTTCAAATTTCTCAATAGCCGCATCCAGTTTGCCTTTGCTGCGGTATGTTCTGGGATCATCTAGTCCATATTTACGCCAGGCTCCCATGTAATCCTTCTCTCTTCCGAGTGTTTCTGCAAAAGCTCGTACCTGTCCCGGCGTTCCACGCACCTGAAGAGGGATAGTATCGCCGCCAAACATATGAGAAAGAATGGATTTAACGTTCTGTCCAAAGGCACGCAGCCAATCAAATTCATTAAGCATCGCTTTGCCATCTTTTTTGGCATTTAGCTCAATAGTGATCTTGTTTTCTTGCATATCTATAATTAGTTCTTAGTTCTGCTTCGGCACGGAAGGCTTTTTAATACCTCCTCGTTTTGCTTTGTTTTTCGCTTTCTCTGCTTCCTCGTTTTCTTCCTGAAGCTGCCGATTTAATCTTTCTACGAACCATCTTCGCAAAAGAATGGGCAAATTATACGCTTCTATAAAGCTCCAGCCCCCACGATACTTTAAATGGAAAAACTGTTCATAAACATTTTCCATATATTTGTTATCTAGGCCAAAAAAACTCTACCGTAAACGGTACCTCCATGTTCTGTTCGAATCCGCAGTTTGTACACTCAAATTTTTGTGATGTATCGAGAGACGGAATACAGAGGGCATATATGCTTCGCAAATGTTTGGCATCAGAGGCGGGCATATGCTCTATAAGAGCATTGACTGTAGCTATATCTTTATTTCCGTTTACACCAGTTATGCACATACGAAGCTGATCTGTCAACATAGTCTCTGGTAAATTCTTCTTTTTCCGCATTTCTGCCAAAGCTAGAAGCTTTCTTTCGTCCTTGCCATTCAATGCTCGACAGTCTACGTACATTTTCAATCCCGGCAAAGGAATACGAAACGTCATATCCTCTTCATTAAATAATACCTTGTTTTTATATAAAAGAGACGCTTCCTGTTCTTTCTCTTCTGGCTCCTGAAGATCTTTAAGCACTTCGGAAAAAGAACGAATCTTCTTTTCCTCTAGGTCAAATCCCCACTGAACTCTATCAATACAGAGCGGACAAACCACAGCCGCATTATAGGCAGCACCATAACCTGTAATTCTTGCCGCCACCAACAAGGCATTCTTATCTCCAATAAGCAAATCATCAATATCGAGCCCATCAGGTTGAACAATTATGCCCTGAAGCATTCGATCAATAGCAACTCCCTTTTTGATTAGTGATTTTGATGTCAAAATATCTTCATCTTTTGCTGTCATATGACGTATTTCTATGTGATCCCGCATGTGTAAGGCATGTCCCTCTGGATAGAACCTGCCCTCTGAAGGCAGAGATACGATTTCTGTGGGCACAACAAAATTCAAAGGAGAAGCAGGAGCGACAACAGGTGCTTCAGATGCTACTGTTTCTCGGGAAGCAGAAAATCTTTCTTCGTTGTTGCGCATAAATACCTCTTTTCTAGTTCAAAGCTTATCTATAGAATAAATAGAAAGGAAGAAAATATTAATTGATTATTTTGCCCAGTTGCTAGGATATCCCTGACCACCTTGCTTGCTCTTGCCCGCAGTAATCATATAAGCAAAATCATAGGTAATTTCTAGCTCAATGTTGGTCATTTCTTCGCTATCATAGGCTAGCTCGCCAAATTTAGCTGAAGATACCCAAGCATTGACCAGGTGCCAAGTTTCTACGGCTTTGCCTTCGGCATCAATTTGCTTAATATCGATGCTTCCCAGAGCAGCTACAGATTTTCCTTTGCTAACCGTTGCCAAATCGTTAGGGCTTGTAGGCGGCTTATATCCACCTTCTTCAAGAATTGCCATCATGGTAGCCGCTGCATCTGGATTCAACGGATCTACCAAAGTCAACGAAATCTTGTTCCAAGTCACACGCCCTGGAAAATGAAAAACATAATTTAGATATTTATGTTCCGTATCGCTAACCTCGAAATTTGGCTTAGTGACCTTGGTTACAATCCACTGATCAATATGACCACTAGTAAGAACAAACCTATACGCTCTTTTGGGATCTTGCGTAGTCTTGGTAACATCAGTCCAGAAACCCATAGTTTTTTCTCCTTATTGCTTCTTGTTCCCCACCAATAAATAGTTAGCAGCAAATTAATCTGTAAATGCCGCACCGCTATCTGTTAGTACGAAATCTAGACAGATGTATTCAATGGCTCGTGCGGGCTTAAGCAAGATCTTAGCATATAGAATATTTCTATCTACCAAATCTGGTGTAGTTGTTGAACTATCCAAGATAAACTTGAAATTAGTGATGCCAAGTCGAGCCTGAACGCTTCTTAGGAATGGTACCGCATCGCTAGTAAACCTTGCCCAAGTTTGTTCAACGTTTTGATCAAACAAAGTCATTGCAGCCATTCTAGAAATCTGTTTCTTCACGTAAATTAGCATTCTACGCACATTGATCCTATCAAGTGCTGAAGGAGTGGCCTGCAATGTCTTTTGCCCGTAAACAACGATGCCCTCGTTCGGGAACTGAGCAATAGGATTAATAGCATACTGATAAAGCTTATCTCTGTCGTCCGCTGAAAGCTTGTCACGCACATTAATTACCTGTAGTCCTGCTGCTCCTTGTGTCAAGCCTCCTCTGGTAAACCCAGCAGGAGCAAACCATAACTCGGATTTTCTTTCACCAGAAGCCATGGTGCCCAAAGCCACGACCGAAGGCGGCACCCACACACAGGCACCGTTAATGCTATCCTTGATCTGCACCCACGGGTAATATGCACAGCCATAGCTGGTATTTAGTCCCCTGGATTTTAGCTCATTAACTGTAGTAGCTACATCTCCTACGTTGTCTTCCGGATCAGAATTGTTTTCTGTTCCCGGAACATAGCCACCTTCAAGATCTATAATGCCTAGTGCATCACCCCTTGCTTCACAGATTGTAAGAATATGGCTTGTCAATCCCGCATGTGTAAGTCCGGGCATCGTTAGAACATTATATTCTATTACCTCGGCATCAGCACAGGCATCAATAGCCTTTTTGATGCTGTAATAAGGCCCGTTTGTAGTTTCTGATACTGTGCCTGTCCACTGAGAGTTTCGGAAAGGCTCCTCTTCGCGGATGTTCAATCCATCAAAGCCGCCATAGAGAGGCATAGTAAAACGATTGAACTCTGCATTCAATACAAGTTCATAGCTGGCACTGGCATGCATTATAGCTCCAGTATCATCATAATAGGTTCCAGCAGTAATGGATGAACCAGTCGAAGGCGCTAATGCACGATTGCCAGCAGCATATTCAGCGTCCGTGGTGCTGCCTGAAGCCCACGCTACATCATCAAGAGAGAAGATAAACGATGCTGAAGTCTGATCATCGGCATCCTCATCGTATCCATCCACGCCAAGAGGTTTTGTGCGGACGAGATCACTATAACTTTCTTCGAACCTCGTAGCATCGCTGAGCCGGGTAGAATCTGCACCCCAATATGCTCGTTTTGGCGAAGATAAAGAGCCATCTACGGTAGTGGTTCTTAGCGGTAGACTCGGAAACAAGAACGAACATATAAAGGGTGTCGGACAACCCGAAATATCATCACCTGTATTGGTACAGTAAGGCATGGAGCCTGACCCACGCACGGGATCTGCACCCGCAAATTGAATTCCGCTGCCGCTTTCAAATGCGTCATCCGGCATTGTAAATCTTGGAGGCCCATAGAAGCCGAAAGGCAGCAACCTTGGATCAACGGCACCCGCTTCTACATCCGAGTTCATTTCCACGCGAACAAATTTGCTCTTGTTGGCGTAGTTGCCGTAATAGCGATACCTACGATCTGTGTCGCTCCATAAAGAATAGCTATCTCCAATTTTCACAGCAAGATAGTTCGTTGAAGCAGGATTCAGGTTGCAAGAAGAAAACTGTTCTAGAACCTTCGGAGTCCCATCACTATCTGAAGCTTCACGAACTTCTACAGTAAACGTACCATAGGGATCTAGATCTGTGCTGGAAGCTTGAATGTTCTTAATAGAGATCTTAAGCTTCCGTTGATCCCATTCTCCGTTTTCTAATCCCCGGAAACGGAATAGCTTGGTCATATCTCTGGGATCGTAGCTACCAGTATTATCTGTCAAATCCTGAGAGATGACCCAGCCGCTTCTTGGAGCCTTGGTTCCCATCCGAAAATCGTGACCTGTCCAGGTTTGACTATCTAGAGCAAGGATGCAGCCGATAGCCTTTCCAATAGAGCCGGTAGTAATATTTTCCATCAAAAATCTGTCAAAGGTTTCTCCAAGCCAATAAGTCTTCACATTATCAGAATCAGTAATTGTGCTGTTTGTCAGTGTCGGGTTAGTGCTGAAGACCTTTCTGATATATTGCGTACTAGAGCGGCTAAAGTTAAACGAAGCGGTCACAAATTCTGCACCAGAACCATCTTCGATAACTGCCTTAAAGCCATAATTATCACCTACGTTCATAATAAGTCCGGCTGCACCACCAGAGCCCGTTATAGAGGCTCCCGAAGGGGCTGCCCAAGTAGGGCCTTGCAGACGGATTGCACCTTCTGTAAGATAGAAAACCGCAGCCAAACACATATTGCCAATATCGCCATCTACTGCACTGCCCGATTGACCCACAAAAAGGCCAAACGCACCGCCGTTATCACCAAGAACAGGATCGGGCTCGTTAACACCCGCTTTCCAGCCGTTGTATCCTGCTTCGACAGCTTCACTGTGCTCATCTCCTAGAAGCCTAACTACATTTAAAGGACTGGCATTTTTTAACCACGCCTGAGCCGCATATGCAGCATAAGTAGGAGCAAGATAATTTCCATCTCGCCACACATCACCACCTTGACCTCCGGGAACTGGATTTCCAAAGATTTCTACAAATTCTGCAAAAGAATTAACCTTTACTGGACGCATAGCAGGACCACGCTCCAGTCGTCCGATAACCAAAGGCCCAATGTCACCGCCTTCTTTGGGCAGTGTGGTTTGATCTGTTTCTGAAGCCCAAATTCCAGGAGAAACAAACTTAAATTTTTGAACTGCTTGTGATGCCATGAAGTTAATCTCCCATAGTTATTCTATAGCTCTTTTCATAAATAGTATGATATTTGTTGAACGTCCGATATAAATTAAGAACGCTTTTGGAAGAAAAGCTCTCTTTTTAGTTCTTCTTGAATGATCTCTTCTAGCCTGCTGGCTGGCTTCATACAGGTGATGCTGATCTTGGTTTCCTTATCATGCAGCCGAACGGAGATACGATTAAATACATGATCTGGATCTGGATCTTCTAGGAGAACGCCGAGGGTGCTCTTGTCTGCATTTGGATATTCTGGATATACCCTAACCAGATCTCCCTTCTTGGGAATCCAGGAGAGCTTAATGCCCGTGGTCTTGGCACCATAGGCGTACATAAAAAGCAGATTTGCTCCCTGGAGATTTGCTTCTTGAAGGTCTGCTTCATAGAGGTTTGCTCCATAGAGATCTGCTCTCTGGAGGTTTGCTTCTTGGAGATCTGCTTCCTGGAGATTTGCTACATAGAGATCTGCTTCATAGAGATTTGCCTTCTGGAGGTTCGCTCCCTGGAGGTTTGCTCGCGCTAGGCACTTGCCAGCCTGTACAGCGGCAATAATTTCTTCTCTTGTCATCTTTTTAGCTCCTTTTTTAGTTCTTCTTGAATGATCTCTTCTAGCCTGCTGGCTGGCTTCATATGAGTGATGCCGAACTTTATTTCCCTGTCATGCAGTCGAACGGAAACAAGATTAAATATACGATCTGGATCTGGATCTTCTAGGAGAATGCCGAGAGCGCCCTTGTCTGCATATGGAAAGTCTGGATATGTTCTAACCAGATCTCCTTTCTTAGGAACCCAGGAAAGCTTAATGCCTGCGGTCTTGGCTTCATAGGCATACATAAAAAACAGATTTGCTTCTTGGAAGTTAGCTCCTCGGAGGTCTGCTTCATAGAAATTTGCTCCATAGAGATTTGCTCTCCGGAAGTCTGCTTTCCGAAGATCTGCTCTTTGAAAGCTTGCTTCCTGGAGATTTGCTCTCCGGAAGCTGGCCCCACGAAGGCTAACCACACGGAGGTTTGCTCCCCGAAGATTTGCTCGTGCCAGGCTCTTGCCAGCACGGGCAGCAGCGATGATTTTTTCTCTTATCATGAGCTTTACGTCCTATATCCTCCCTCGATTCCCGGCTTTCTATTGGGAGGTCCATGTTCAATTTCATCGCCCATAATTGTTCGCTCGCGCATAAATTTGAATTCCGCAGCAGTCTCATGTACAGCAACTCTAGGCCCTTCTTCGTTGTCCCCGGCACCAATAGTATAGCCTAACGCCTCTATTGTAATTTTTGTTTCAAAATTCCTAGAATCTTCGGTCCCCATGTTCGCCACGTTGTTGTTCAGATCAAAGTCTCCTTTGATAAAGCATTCATATCTATGCCCGTTTGTTCCGGTGACAACAAAATAATTTGTTCTTTCTCCTACTGCAACAAACGGCTGAAGAAGCTGATTCATCTGTTCTTGATATTCCGTTCTCAAGCTGATAACATATGTCATGAGCACATAAATCGGCATAGGAATATAAGCTACTTCATAGACCACTTTCTTGTTTATCCTGGGAAAAGTAGGCTGCAAATGCCCACCATATTCAGGAGCTTTTGCACTATCTGCGTTCGCAAAGTTTGATGTCTTTTCATGATTTATTCTATATGCTACCGCGATATTCCCGCCTCTGGGATCATAGCCAGATTTTGCCAATGCATAGCCAGCAAAGGCTCCTACTTTGGATAAATCCTTGTTGGTTCCGGTTCTCTCCAGGGTGATCAGGGGAAGAACAAGCACGCCTTTGTTGGGAATCCGCTTGGTTGCAAATGCTCGCTCTGGTCCTGCCCAGATAACATCAACAAACTTGAAGCCTGTGTTAGTAACACAAGAAAGCTTTTTGTCTTGAAGCCAAAGAAACATTGCTTCATCTATATGTTCCAGCATAGAGGGCGTTACTGGAAAGCTTTCTTTAAGAGACATGGTGTGCTCCTGATTTATTAAAGATCATTTCTTTTTTTAGTTCCTCTTGAATGATCTCTTCTAGCCTGCTGGCTGGCTTCATATAAGTGATGCTGGGTTTAAGTTCCCTATCGTGCAGCCGAATGGAGATAGGATTAAATATATGATTTGGATCTGGATCTTCCAGGAGGATGCCAAGGGTGAATTTATCTGAATTTAGATATTCTAGGTATGCCCTGACTAGATCTCCTTTTTTGGGAACCCAAGAGAGCTTAATGCCTGTAGTCTTGGCTCTATAGGCAAGCATAAAAAGCAGATCTGCTTCTTGGAGATCTGCTTCCTGGAGATTTGCTTCCTGGAGATATACTCCCCGGAGGTTTGCTTTTTGGAGGCTTGCTCTCTGGAGGTTTGCTCTCTGGAGATTTGCTCCATAAAGGTTTGCTCCCTGAAGGTTTGCTCCCTGAAGGTTTGCTTTATAGAGATCTACTTCCGGAAGATCTACTCTCTGAAGACTTGCCCCTCGGAGGTTTGCCCGCGCTAGGCACTTGCCAGCCTGTACAGCGGCAATGATTTCTTCTCTTGTCATGCCCTGTGACTTTTCATCTTCTACTACCACCTGTTTAGCATGAGCACCAAATATAACATCAAAATCATCATGTGCTCCTTGGCTCTCAGATATCTGTTTTACCTTTTTTCCCTGTTGTCTCTCGTCATGCACCCACCGCCAAAAAGAACCAATATTCATAGAAAAATGACTACCATAGAATTTTTCTGGTTCATCGTAATGCTGTTTATAGGCTTTTACTGCTTCTTCTTCATCGTCAAAGCCCACAAAACACTTTTGTTCATCAAACTTGCCTGTTTCTGGATCATTTTGATTAACTATGACCACCAAAGGAGAATCATAATTCAATCCCACATAAATGTCCAAAGGATCACCATCAACAGTTTCCGTGTCTCTAGCTTCTCCATAGGCAAATTTCATCTTAGTTTCCCATGGTGTGCCATCTTCATCTACGCCCTTGCGAACAGATCCGGGCATATTTTCTACATCAATTTCGATACCCTGAAAATTAATATATCCCTGAAAGGGAAACTTCTTTCTCTTTTTCTTTGGCTTTTCTATAGCTATTTTTTTAAAGCTATATGGAACCTCTACGGTTTTTTGTTCAAGCAACAGCCATTCTCTATATTGGCTCACATCAAAAATTTCTTTGTTCATCGAATGTTCTCCAATATAGCACTTGGAAAACGCCTTCTAATATAAGCTTCCCAAGTTGCTCGTATTTTTTTAATGACCAGGCGCACAACAGGATCGCCACTGGATTTGCCTATTTGTGCGCCATAATCTATAGCTACTTTATCAAAAAATTGATCTAGCATTACTTTTACTGATACCTTGTGCATCTTGGCGTGCTTATATAAGCCCGCAGCAAACGCTTCTGTTTCCGCCGGATCAAGAAAATATGCATACATGCCTTTATTATAGCTAAGTGCAGCTTGTTTAACTGCCGCAACAGATTGGTGCATGTGTTCTAGTTCATGACGCACAGCTTCTTTAATATTGGTAACAAGATCATTTAGGTTTTGATCAAAATCGCGCCAAGTCCAATCAATAGGTATTAGATATCCTAAAAACATCCTGGCATTTTCTGGCATATAGTCTCCGTACAGATAAGGAGCCGATTTATCTTTTGATGCCCGCGATATCAAGAAAACAATACTTTTAAGCTTGGGTAAAAGAGCATGCAACAATTGCACCTGTTGCCGATTTCGCCCTGTTCGTTCTTCAAAATCCTGACGATCCCGATTAAATACCCAATATCCATTAGTTCCAGCCAACAGGTTCACCCAATATTCACCAACAGGCATAGATTTAAAAGGGCGACTCTCTTTGACAAGGGAAAGCAACACTCTAGATATTAAAGTCGTTTCTCGTTCTAGTTTTCCCTCATCAATTCGCATTAAACATCCCCGATCTTGCTTCTAGACACTCCGCTACGATTTCTACCTTGTTGTTCCACTGTCCAAAAGTCTCTCTGGGCTCAAAAGCTTTTACAATTTCATAAAAAGTATCCCCATATAAGACAAAATCTCCAATTTTTACAAAAACATCCTGATCTTCACATAGGCGGCGCTTAAAAAAATGCACTGTTATAGTATTGCGCTCATCAACACCATAATTTGTATTTTCTACTGTCTCTCCATGCCATTCTATAGAACAATATATCCTAATTGGAG